TAGTCATCCGCCTGTGCCAGGCGGTTCTCCGTCTGATAGCGCGGCCGCTTCCCGAACTCCTCGATGCGCCGCAGCAGCGGCCGCATCTTCTCCGCACGGTTCTCGAGGCCGGGGTACCAGTCATCCGGCTCCTCGTTGGAGGTGATCACGATGGTCGACGCGATGAACTGGACGGTGCCGCCCTTGGTCTGCACCTTGAGTTGGTAACGGTCCAGCAGATCGAGCATGAAGCTCAGCTGCAGCTGGCCGCGGAATTCGGACAGCTCGATGGTCTCCTCACCATTGTACCCATCGAACCAGGCGGAGTTCCCGCCATTGCCGAAGGTCATCCGGTACCGATCGGGGTACACTCGCTCGACGTACCGCGACTTGCCGCTCCCGGACGGACCGATGAGCAGGACGATCTCGGGCTGGCGCCCTCGCTTAGCGCCCCACGTGCACATAGCGCTCTTCAGCGCACGCTCGTGGCGCACGAACATCCCGAACCCGTACTTCTCGATGATATCCATCATGGAAGCACCCGCGCGAATATCTACGAACACGCGGTCCAGAGCCTTGCCCGCCTGGTGAGACTCCCCCTCGTCGCCTACGGGGTCGCCGATCTCCACAGGCTCCGTGCCGGGAACACGGGACTCTGGCTTAGTGCAGTACGCCTTGTTCTGCGCCGCGGTACCGCGCGCCGCGGCGAGGCAGGCGCCCGGCATGTACTGCGCGAACACCAGCGTACGAGTGCGGTGGAACGTCCACCGCTCCTTAAGCTCCAGATACCCTTGGATATGAAGCCGGGAAGTCGTCGGGCACAGCTCCGCCTGCCCGACGATATACACCAGATGCTCCGAGATGCCAACCTCGCGTACAACGTCCAGCGCGGCCTTCGCCGCGTCGCCGTCGGTCACGGCCACGTCACGCGGAGGGTACCAGGTGAAAGGCCAGAATTTGGTCTGCCGGGCAGGCATCGCGCCGGGCAGGAAGGGGGTGGGGTGGGTGATCAAAACGGTTTTAGAGCGTGAGGTTCCCCTCAATAAATTAGGGGGGTAAGGGGGGGAACCCTTTATTTTACACCATTTCATCAATCATGATCACCTCGCGCGGCTCGACCCCATGCCACGCCTTCGCCTCTTCAAGGGCGGCGTGAGCCTCAGGCCCCGCCTCGGCGCGAACCAGGGGGGCCTTCTTCTTTTTGCCGAGGCAGAGGCCCTCGTCATGGCGCGCCCACCAGCGCGCCTCCACCTCAGTCGCCCTCGCTTTGGCGTGGGTGAGGGTGTTACGCCAACGGTCAAGCCGCTGGCGCAGGACCAGGCAGTCCTCTGCCTCAATCTGACGACTCAGGCAGGCGACCTGGTCCATGGCCTCCGTCAGGTCCCCAACGGCATCCAGATAAGAATCCGTCAGGTCCATCAGGCCCCCCTCCGATCCGAGAGACTCACCCTCTGAATCCATTTTGGATTCGAGGCGCTCTGCGGAGAAGCTGCGCTTGTGTGAGGCAAGCGACCTCGGGGCGCTGGCCATCGAGCCGTACGGCAGGAGAGGGGCAGGCTGGAGGCTTTAAGAGGGGGTGGCTCCGTAGAACCGAAAACACACTGTTTCTGAACTACTGACAAACCCGCGCAGCAAACGCGTAACACTGCTGATGGGTTGCGCGAATGCGCAAACCCGTGATCGCGGGAGGGACACCCGCAGGTCTCCCGCAAACCTATCGGGTCACGGTTCGATCCTGGTCGATATATAACATAACTTTTTCACGCATCGTGTAACACAACGGCGCAGCAACACGCAGCAACCGTCGCAGCGCAAAAAAAAAGAAAAAACAGGGCCGTCCACACAGAGGATCGAACACTCGACCTCTGGATACAATGTGCCGTCTAGGCGAGTCCCGTTGGACGCGCATGTAGAGGGACTCGTCCGATCGGCACAAACAAAAAGGGCCCTTACAGATCCGTGCGCTGCAACGATCGAATACGCGCCGCAATACGGGCGCTCTCTATCAGCAACGCGCGGTTCAACTCGTACGGACTCGCAGCAGTACCAATTGCATGAAACACCCGCGCACGCGCAGCCGCCTGAAAGGCAGGAGCCAGTCGCCAGTGTTCAGCAGTGGCCTGCAAACGGATCAACATAGCCCGATTGCGAGCAGTCATGGCAGCATACGCGGGACCGCCCGGACGAGCGGCCTGTGGATAGCGCGCCATTCGCACGCGCCCTATGGGGAAATATCGCTTACCGCCGTTAGCCAAACACGGCGGGTATCAAGCGCGCACATACGCACCGCGTTACGAACCGTACACGGCGCGACCGGACGACACAGTCCGGGAAGTGCTTACAGGGGCGGGCGCTTATAAGCTCCGCAACGCTTACGACAACCTTAAGCGCAAGAAGTTCGCGGGGACCATTGCCGCACTAGCCGTTGGTGCTTACAAACATCGACACAACGCCAAACGGCTGTACGACTTCGTCAAGTCCGCTCAAGAGAAGCGCCGTGAACGCATCCGCCGTATTGCAGGATGGGAACAGGCACACACGCCGCCGAACCGGCGGCTCAACTTCGGGCAGATAGACCCCCCGAAGATCAAGGGCAAACGAAGCGGCGGGCGAAGGGCCCGAATCTACGGCGGAGCCGCAGTCACTGCGCGTTAAATTCAATCACTCTCACGCGCGCCGCTTCAACGGATCCAAGCACCGCCGTCGCCGCGGGCGTGCTCGTAACTTTCTTCTTGTCCCTTGTTACCGTGGCAGCAACGCACAGCGCGCTGCACTTCCACTACAAAGACCTCGACGTGGACGTCGAGCCATGCCCTATGCAAAGCGTACCGCCTCGCGCTCTCGCAGCCGCGTTCCCGCGCGTCGCCCGACAAAGCGCACTAAGCGCGTTGGCGGTACCAGCAAGCGCAGCACGGCACCAGTCGCAATCGGCACGACCAATCGGACTGCCGCCATGAACAACCATAAAATGGTCCAGGTGTCCGACACCTGCACACGCGTCTACGGACGCTCATATCTGGGCAACGTCGACAACAACGTCATCGCCGGCAACGCCACCGTCGCGGCCGGTCCGCCGCTAGTGGTAGCGGGTGGTAACAACAACGAGTTTGGACTCGTCTTCGATATCAACCCAACGCTCCTCGGTGACCGCGTCGCTGTTATGGCTGGAACGTACGACAAATACGTATACCAGTCCATGAAGTTCACCTATACCCCGCAGTGCGCCTCCACGCAAGTCGGCAGCGTCGTCCTTGCGTTCGAGCGCGACCCGCAGGGTATCCTAGCAAACCCTGCATCCTCTTCGTTCATGCAGGAAATCATGTCCTACGAGCACGCAGTGCTGACGCCGGCCTGGCGGCCGACGTCCGTCACGTACAAGCGCGACCCGCAGGAAATGAAGACCTGGTTCATGAGCGGTGACCAGGCAACCGTCAGCACGCGCGAAACTTCACAGGGCGTGCTGCTCGCATACGTCAGCCAAGCGGGCGTCGCGCCCGCCAATATGGGCTTCATTACCATTGACTATGTACTGGACTTCATCGCACCTAACATCATGCCTAGCAAGGCAGTACCGGTGCAGCCGGAACAATTCCGCAAGTCCAGCTACGACGCATTCGCGTCGTTCCTCGGCGCCGCAGACAACACCAGCTGTTGGTTCACTTTCTCCAACAGCATCACGACCGAGTCCGCCGCATTTAACGGCGGCGACATCATCGAAGCGGTCTACGGCGGGCCGACACCATGCACGGGCTTCCGCACCGTCGTCGACGGCGCGTACAAGACCACGAACATCAACCCCGGCGACAAGCTATACCTTGCCGTCGGCAGTCAGGGCCTGTCAAAGAAGGGCCTATGGTTCACAAACCTCGCACACGCACTCGGTTCGCCCAACCGTTACGGCACCAACGTCGTGGGCGCGCTAGACGTTCTCCCAACGGGCGCACTGCTGCCCGTTGCCACGACGGCGGACATCAACCCAATCACTCAGGAAAATGTCAACGCCATCGCCAGCATCCAAAAGAAGCGATACCTCTACTACCGCAAAATTGTGGAGGGAGGCCAGCAGGACACCTCCGCCTAGGACAACGCGGCGCTCCTAGCAGAGCTGGCAGCGTGTCAGGCTGAAAAGGCAGCGCTGGAAACACAGCTAGCGCTGGTAACCAGCCAGCGCAACATCGCGAACCGCGACATCTTCCTCTTCAACAACATCGTATCAAGAAATCCAGGAGCAACCATCCCTGGATACGACGACTGGGTATTCACCCAGGTACCGGCACTGCCAACAGACGCGGACCTCGACGACTTCTACACAACTAGAATCGGAGCGTTCGCGACACAGGCACTAGCCGATAACGCCGCCGTGGACTATTGGGAAAAACACGGCAGTAGCGCCGACATACCACCAACAACGCTAACAGCGCCAGGCAGGAACGTCGGCGGCATTTACTTCCAAGCAAGCGGGCTATATGGCGCGTGGCAAATAGCCACGACCGCCAAACGGCTGCTCTACATAGCAACCTACTACCCGTAAACGCAATAGCGAGTTTTATCGAATCTACTCTTTCTCGCTATTAAACACCCCGCCTAACGGCGGACGCAGGGGCTCCGCCCCTAGCAACCCCGACTGCATCGACAGCGTACAAACCACTCGCTCGGTTCGACAAGGCTCCGCTCGACTCGCTCTAGACGCGGCGCCGCACAGGGGAGACCCCTGAACCCCAGACAACAGGGGGAACTCGCCCCCTGCCCCCCTTACTTGGTTCCTTGTTAGTTACCTCGCCTTGGCACAACCCGTGAGCCCCTACCCCCGAGTTGTGCCGTTCAGGTAACGTAACGTAACCAACCACTTGGTAATATTAGTCAAGTGGTTGGTGACGTGTCGCCTCGTCGGAGCCTGACTCGCGCCTGTGGCCAAGGCGCCTCCGGCGCCTTGGACTTATATAGATTGGTACTCCTAGCTGGCAGCGCCCCTAGGCTATTAAACAGAGGAGGGAGCTTAGGTCGCTGTTTAGCAGTAAGAGTACATATGGCTATTACATTAGTCATCCGCCTGTGCCAGGCGGTTCTCCGTCTGATAGCGCGGCCGCTTCCCGAACTCCTCGATGCGCCGCAGCAGCGGCCGCATCTTCTCCGCACGGTTCTCGAGGCCGGGGTACCAGT